TATTATTTGATACAGCATCTGAAGTTATTACTGGAGTTACTATTGACAACAAAGGATCAAACTACATAGATCCAAAAATAGTAATTACAGAAGGTGATGGAGTTGATGCAAGGTTTAATATTGTTGTAAGAAATGGTGAAATCTTTTCTATTACTGTAGATAAAACAGGAAAAGGATATACAAAAGCACCTAAGATTAAAATTATTGAGGGTAGTGTTGAAGCATATATTAATAGTTCTTCTATTGGTATTCCTCAGAGTGTTAATTTTATTCAAAATGGTGGTTCTTTCCATCTTGATAAAACAGTAGCTTCTACATTCTCATCAAACTATATTGCTGTTCTAAAGGATTATACTGGCAACTTTAGTAAAGGAGAATTAGTAACACAAACTATTAATGGTACAGAAGTTTTTAGAGCACGAGTTTCTGAGTGGAGATCTGGATCAAGACTTCTTAAATTAAAAGATGCATCTGGAACTATTCGTCAAGATGTCGCTATTGCATCAAGATTTGTTTCTGGAATTGTTCACTCTGTATTTGTAACTACTTTCCAAGAAGAGATTAGTAGTTTCTATGATAATCTAGGATACTTTGATTCTGATAGGGGTCGTCTTGGTGTATCTAATCAAAGATTGTTGGATAGTGATTTCTATCAAGATTATTCTTATGTTGTAAAATCTAAAACACCTATTGATGAATGGCGTGATCTTATTAAGGCTACTACACACCCATCTGGATTTAAATTATTTGGTCAGGTTGATATAGAAGCTACTGCTAGTAGTAAAATGCCAGCAGAACTTCCAAAGGCATCACATTTCAGTGTTGTTCAACTCTGGGATCCTGAAAAGAATAAGATTACTGTTGAGAACACAACATATGCTATATCACTGTCTGTACAGTCAGTTAAGAGTCAGAGAATCCGTAAAGGTGTTGGTTCTGCTGCAGCTAGTGAGTTCTTGTTCAATGAAGTTCGTGCATTTGAATTTACTCTTAATGGTACATTTGATGGTTACTATGATACTGATGGTAGATTGCAAGGAACTACAACATTCCAAATCATTAATGATCTAGGTGTTCCTTTCTTCCCTGCAAGCGATAAAGGTCTTATCGTTACACTTGATGGCATTCTTCAAGAACCAGGAGTTTCATATACTATCAATAACGATACTATTGTATTCTCTTCTCCACCATTGGGAGATGGAACTAAAAATGGTTATGATTATAAGGGTGTTACTTTCTATGGTAAGGTATTCCAGTTTAAGGATGATCAATACAATACTAAGCACCTAAGAAAATTAAAAAATATTTTCCAACGTAGTGGTACATGGATTGATGCTGCAAATCAAATTGAAAGGAATGTAGAGTTTATTGTTAATGAAACTATTGGATATGCAAAATCTACATATCCAAATTTAGATTGGGCAACTAAACAAGATGATTATGAAGAAAACCTCAGATTTATTTTAGATGCTTATCAACATGATATTAGATTTGGTGGAAACATTAAAACTGTTGATTATACATCTGCTTTTAATACTGAGAGTCAGTATCTTTATATTAAAAATAACAGATCTGAATCTAATTCTATTTTTGCATATGCAACTAGATTAGCAAAGCTAGCAATGCGTAATTGGGATTACACTGATACTGGTGTAACCTATATTCAAGGAACAAGTAAAATTAACCTAACATCTACTGATAATGTTGCTGTTGGTATGTTTGTTAGTTCTGGTAGAGCATTCCCATCTGATACAAAAATTACATCTATTGATAGTGCTACTCAAGTTACATTAAGTCGTAATGCATTAGCAAACTCTGCTGGTGGCGGTGGTGCTCCAACTGGAGTTACATTATTAAGTGGTACAGGAACCACAGGACCTATTGCTACTAGCACGGGTGCTGTTGCTCCTGGTGATGAATTTAATGCTCCACCTGGAGTTATTGTTACTGTTCCTACATCATTCTCTGGTAGTGACCAAGCAACATTCTCTTGGAGTGGACTTAATAATGGTATGTTCTATAAAGCAGGACAACTAATTGAAGGTAACAGACAGTATATTATTGATACAACACATTCTTGGATGTCTACAACATATCCATCTCTTGCAGCAGCTTCAGGAACTGCAGCAATTAAGTGTAAGAGAGATATTGGTCTTATCTTAGATGCATATGTTTATCATCTTAAACAGGGTGGTAACTTTAAAATTGTAGAAGCAGCACAGTTGTACTATACAAAAAATGAATATCCTTATGGTGAAACTAGAACTTCTCTAGTTGGAGTTCTTACTGAAGCACTCGCAACATTTACTTATGCTAAGGATTTAGCAATACAGGCAATGAGAAATCAGTTGCCTTATCAAGATGGATCTGCATTAATTGATTCCAATACACCCAAATGTGTAGAGGTAGAAAGCACATTAAACACATATCATAGTATTGTTAATACTATTTTAACTGAGGGAGCAGGTCTTATAGAGAAGACAAAGCAAAATTCTAACAAACGTGGTAATTGGACTCCTACATTGACATATTCCAATTACAATATTATAGGTGATGCCAATATTCCTTTGCAGGAGTGTAGTAATGTTGCTTCCTCTATTAATTCCTTATATGATAATTTGGATGATATTATGAATTTAAAATCTGTAACTAGAACGTTACCAGATTATATTGATGGAGAAACAAAAGAATTTGAATTATACTGGGATGATAATACTGCTGTAGATAGCGAAAAAGATGAGAATCTATTCTTATCATTAAATGCTGTAATACAGAAACCTAAGTTTACTGAGGATTATCCAGGAGAGGATTCTTACTTTATTGATAGAACTGTAATTCCTAACGTAATTAAATTTGATGTAGCTCCTATATGGGATCAAGATCTTGGAGCTAAGACTATTGGTGAACCGACTGCAGTTGAGAAAGTAGTTGGTATTGGTGTTGGTAATTATAAACGACTTACTATTGATTATAACTTAGTTGATGGTATAAAAAATGGTCCTTTCCTAATTTTAGATTTAGAAGACTACACAGTACAAAGTATTGAATCAAATGATTCTTTATATGTATTCTTAGATGGTGTCTTACAAAGAGAAGGATACTCATATACTGTATCTGGTCCAAATATCTTCTTTAATGTTCCTGTTACAAAGGAAATGAAGATTGATATGAGATATCTCTATGGAAGAGATGTTGGACAGGTTATCAATTTCTATGATTTTGCTCCAGATACTTATTTTTCTACTGGTACTTTAACTTTTGATTCAACATCTTCTGTTTGGGATACATTCTCAAAGTATACTTGGATGGGTGATAAGATTGGTTTACCTATTCATGCATGGCAAGTAAAACCAGATGGAACTTATAATGTTATTGGTAAAGTAAAAAATTATCTCAATACTGGAACACAAGTTAAATTTGATATTCCACAAGCACAAAATTCTTCCATTTTACCTGGTGTTGATGTTATCTTTGGTGTAGCAAGTTACTATGACAGAAATATAACTGTTGCTGCTTCAGAATTTACGAATGCTACTCTAGATCTAGAGGAAGATGAAGTTGGTAGAAAACTATTAAAAGCTGATATCCAAGCTTGGGCGGGAACTGTTATTGGTAAAACTTATACCAATCCTTTCTTAAGTCTATCAGGTGGAGATCAGATTCGTGTAGAAGGTGAAGATGGTTTTAGAAAAATCAAGAAACTTCCTGGTATTACTACCAGTAAAGATAATAGAGATGGTGAACAACTATCAGATGATATTTTTTCTCCAGTCTCAGTTGAGTCTTATACTGGAATCACGAGAGGTGAAGGTCTTTCTATAATTGCTACTATTGAAAATGGTAGTGTTACCAAATTAACTTGGAACCAACGTAGCTATGATCCTATTACACAACCTACTGCATATCAGTATTTTACTCCTCCAGTTCTTAAATTTGAACCTAAAAATGGAGAAGGTGGTGGTGCTAGTGCAACTGTACTAGTCAGTAAAGGACAAGTTGTTAGTGTTGATCTTATTAATGGTGGTTCTGGTTATACAGAAGCTCCAAAAGTTATTGTAACAAGAAGATTTGATGTTTTATCTGAAAGGGGTATTGGTGTATCACTAATCAACTTAAGAATGAATCCAGTTGTAGAACACACTGGAATGACTGCAACATCTAGTATTAGTATTCTTGGTAATAGACTAGTTGATGCGTTCTCTTTCTCTTCTGTGGATCTTCTCAGTCCAGCAGATGTTGATCGTGAAATTGAGGCAGAAATTCAAACGGGAATTAACAATATAGTTGATGCTTCTTCAGATGGCACTATGCCAGTTAGTGATACTTTAGAACCTCCATCTGAAGGTGCTCATATTGTTTATATTGAACCAGAGCCTGTTGAGGTTGAAGGAGAAGGTGGTGTATTAAGACTTCAAGGTTCTGAAACTGTTGTCACGGCAGAAATTCAGGATATTATAAGTGCTAACACTATTTCTAGTGTAACTAAGGTAATTACAGCAACTCAACAAATTGAAATTCCTAATAATGCATTAAGCAATATCAATTACTTTGAGAATGCTGCATATCTTGATCTTGACTTTAATATTGGTGAGACTATTGCTTATATTCCTGATACATCTAAATTCTATGGAACAGGTCTCTTATTGATTGGAGATGAAGTTGTACGATACAATAGAAAACTTTCTGATAGATTTACCAATATCACTAGAGGAAGAAGGGGAACTACTGAAAAGGATTGGGTTGCTGGTACTTTCTTGAGACAGATTCCACAATTTGTATCTGTTGCTCCTGTTGGAATTGCTAAGATTGAGTCTGAATCTCAACTAGTTGCTGTAAGTGTTGGTGCTGAAGGGACTGGAAGAACTGAAAGAAAATCTACATACCAGATTGAGGTACCTAGTCAATTTGAAGAGGTAATTTATAGTGAGGTTCATCTTGATCTTCAACCACAGTTAGATGTAAATTCTATTTCTAATATTATAGTAGAAGTAGTTCGCACACCACCAACACTAGGACCTGCTTCTGTTATTACAACACATCAGGTTATTCATAACCAAACTGTTGTTGTTAATCAAGTACAAACAGTTCATACTGAATTTGTAATGCAAAAGAACCAACTAGAGGTTCTATTGTTTACACCTCCAGGTGGAGTTATTGACGGATATCAAGAAAGTCTATTCATCTCAGATCCTCTTGATATCAGAGCTGGTAATACTACTGGTGGTCATGATGGAGAAGTTGAACTTGATCAAATTAATAGTCGTTATTATGCTGTTCTAAGAGATACATCTACAGTATTTGTTGATAACGTCTTGTTTGGTGCTGGTAGTGAATATGTTGGAAAATACACCAAGACAAATGCTGGTCATAGAATCAGTCACTTTGATGGTATATTTGATGACGGATTTTCTAGAGTATCTGGAGTATCACTTGGAGAACTTGATCTATACTATGGAGCTCTTACTATCAAAGACTTCACTGAAAGAGCTAACTCCAGCTACACTCTAGCAGGTGACAAGTTCATTCTATTGAATCCTTCAATACAAAATCCAGTTACTGTCAGTTCCGTTAACAACAGTATTGTTGCATCTATTGGTGTACAAGACACTACATCTTTCCCAGATGAGGGATATATATTCCATAGGTCAAACAATTACGCTGGTGTGATCAAATACACTGGTAAGACTGCAAGCACTTTCACTGGATGTACCATACATAGTGGTGATAATCAGATTGAAGCGGGTTCCGAAATGGTACCTTTCACAATTTGATAAATATTGATATAAATATAAATAACTCAAGACAATTTTAAACGTCGGATAAAGAAACACCATGGCTGCTATTATCTCTGATAAGTTTCGTATTTTTAACGCGAAACAATTTCTAGAATCACTCACTGAAGGTCCCACGGACACTAGTGCGGAAAAAACTAGGATGTACTTCTTTGTGGGGCGTCCACAACCATGGAGAGCTTACTTAGAAATTTACTCTAAAAACGCTACTGCATTTAGTGTAGGGGATGAGGTTTACGAAGGAACATATGGTCCAGGTGTATTCCGTGCCACAGTTGCTGCAGTTTATGATAGTGCTCTCCTTCTTACCGACGTTTTTGGAGGTGCTGGTGTAAACTCTGCTCCTGCTCTTAATACTCCTCTTAAGTGCCGTACTGGTGGAAATGGTACTAATGGATCAGGATCCGACACAGGTGCTGAAGCAAAGTCTGGTGTTTATCGTTATGCAACTGAAGACGTTCCTCCCCTTCCTCTTGACAACCAAAGAGAAAAAAGAAATCTTTATGACGAGTTAATTGCTGCTAAGCGTATTACTGATACTTTCGCAAGAACAGTTATTCGTCGTTACAACTGGGATCTAGTTGCTAACCCTAAGTTTGATATGTGGAAACCCGACTACGCAGCTACACCAGGTGGCGGTGGTCAAATTGGTAAATCTACTGCAACAGGTCAAACTAGTATTGCTGATGCGAAGTTCTATGTAATGAACTCTTCATATGAAGTATTCAAGTGTCTTTACAATGGTGAAGATCCTTCAAACACAACAGGTCAGAACGCAACTGAAGAACCAACTACTGCAGGTGGTAACTATGCTTCTTCTACTGGTCTTTATACAGAAACAACTGGTGCTAAGTACATTTGGAAGTATATGTACACCATTTCAACTGATGATGTACTGAAGTTCCTTTCTTCTGACTTCCTTCCTATCGTTCTTTCTACCAACGCTTCTAGACAAGCTGTTATTGCAGCTGCTGTTGATGGTGCTGCTGACGTTGTTTTAGTTGAAGACGCTGGTTCAGGTCTTCCTTCATCACAAACTTTATACACAAGTATTAAAGGAGATGGTACAGGTGGTGTTGTAGAATTTGTAACAAATGGTTCTGGTACTATTACATCTGCAAATATTCAAGCTCGTGGATCAGGTTACACTTATGCTAATGTTCTATTTGCTAATGGTAACCTCTTCTCTGATGCTGGTTTATCATCTGCTGTAACAACTGGTGCATCTGCTGTTGGTGCTTTAGAAATTGTTCTACCTCCTGAAGGTGGTCATGGTTCTGATCATGAGACAGAATTGAATGGTAAGCGTGTTATGACAAACATTCGTCTAACATATGCTGAAGGTTCTGGAGACTTCCCTGTAGATAACGACTTCCGTAGAATTGGTATTATTGCTGATCCATTTAACTTTGGAACAACAACTTTCTCTACTGCTGAAACACTTTCTGGTTTAAAAGCAATTAAGATTACAGGTGCTACTGCAGACTATTCTGTTGATGAGAAGATTACTCAGTCTGTATCTGGTGGTACTGCAAATGGTACAGTTGTATCATGGACACTTGATAGTGGTTCAACAACTCAAGGTGTTCTTAAGTACATCCAAACAACTGATGCTCATACCGATCAAGGTGTTGTAAGATCATTTGAATCTAGTGGTAATGCTATTGGTGGAGAGACATCTACTGCATCTGGTACTGTAAATACTTCTTATAATCAAGCACTATTAGGAGTCACTTTCTCAAGTGGTTTAGCAACACCTGAAATTGAAAATAATTCTGGTGATGTCATCTATGTTGAGAACAGAAGACTAATCACTCGTGCTCCTGACCAGATTGAAGATATCAAGTTAGTTATTGAATTCTAGAAACTTCGCTAAATACTAGGGACTAGAGACTTAGTAATTTGGCGGAGTACGATGCCTCAGAAGACAAACCTAAATGTTAATCCTTATTATGAGGACTTTGACGCGAGTAAGAATTTTTATAAGATTCTATTCCGTCCTGGATACTCTATTCAAAGTAGGGAATTAACGCAAGTACAATCTATTCTTCAGAACCAAATTGAGAGTTTTGGAAAGTATGCATTCAAGCAAGGTGAGCTTGTTATTCCTGGTGAGGTAGGTCTCAACACAAAATTAGATTACGTAAAATTATCGTCTGTCTCTGAGGTTGCTATTTCAGAGGGAGACGATATTGTTTATAAGAAGTATGATATTAGTCAGTTAGTAGGACAGAAATTAGTTGGTCTTACTTCTGGAGTTACAGCTACTATATTAACTACAACGTTAGCAACTGAATCTTCTGCTGACACTTTGTTTGTTAGTTACGTTAATAGTGGTAATTCTAATACTGAGTCTACTTTTAGACAAGGTGAGACTCTAGAAGTAGCTGATGGTGTCAATACGCCACTTCTAGTTGTTGGTACAGATGGTAGCGTACTTCCTACAAGTATTCAAGTAACAAATCCTGATACAGGTGAGGTAACTTCATTAGAAAGTCCTGCTATGGGATTTGGTTCTGCTGTTAAGGTAGAAGAAGGTATTTACTTTGTTAATGGTTATTTTGTTCGTAATAGTGAACAACTACTTGTCATTGATGAGTATTACGATAAACCATCTGCAAAAGTAGGTTTTACAATTAAAGAAGAAGTTGTAACACCAGAAACAGAAGCAAGCCTATATGACAATTCTATTGGTTCTGCAAACTACACAGCACCTGGTGCACATAGATTAAAGATTAGTTTAGAGTTAAAAGAGTTTGCTCTTAATGCAATTACTGATAAGAACTTTATTCAGTTATTGAATATTTTTAGAGGACAAGTTAGAAGTAAGATTTCCTCTACAGATTTTAGTGTACTAGAACAAACTTTAGCACGTAGAACATTTGATGAGTCAGGTGATTATATTGTAGATAATTTTTCTGTAGATGTTAGAGAGTGGGCACAGAAAGATGGTAATAAAGGTATATACAGTCCTGATGAATTTAATCTTTATAATGGATATGATGCTTCTGATGCAGCCAAGAAAATGGTTGCAAGTATTGGTCCTGGTAAAGCATATATTAAAGGATATGAAATTGTTAATAAAGAAACTAAGTATCTTGAAATCAATAAGGCAAGAGAAAGTCTTTCTAGTGATAATGTAAATCTTAAGACTAAAGGTCTCCCAACATACAGTATTACCAATGTATTTGGTAGTGTTCCTTTAAATAAAGAAGGATCTGAGCTAACTGCTTATCCAGATGTATTCTTATATTCTACATTTAATGATGGATCTATTGGTCTAAACAATACAGAACTACCTACTGATCACAGACAAACTATTGATAGAAGAGGTAAGATTTTTAATACTGATGATGGTATTAAAACTATTACTTTACAAATTACTAACACTACAACTTTAATTGGTGCAGTATCAGATTCCACATTCCAAACTCAGTTTGCTGAGTTGTTCTTTGTTAAAGTTAGAAGTGATTTAGGAACACCAACATCTATTAGTTCTTTCAAAACACTATCTTTTGCAACTACAAACAAACCATTAATCAATGCTTCTGAGTCTGTTCAATTTTTAGAATTAACAGTTTCTGGTAATAAGAGTGAACTAGAGTTACTATGTTTAGAGTATGATTTATCTGATGATGACAAGCAGAGAAAAATCTACTTAACATCAGCTGATGCTTCAGCAGGTAATAATGAGTTTGGATTTATCGTAGATTACTCAGAAATTATTACTCCTATTATTGGAAAAACAAAACCAAGTAATTTCTATTTACAGAAAAGAGGATCTGGATTTAATTCCGATTCTGATATTGTTCTATCCAAAGGTCGTTTAGAAGAAGGAACATCTGCATACAATACCACATTTGGTTATTCATATTTTGATCCTCAGTTCTTTACTAAGATTATCCTAGAAAAAATTCCTTCAGGTGCTAATGCATTTGATGAAGGTAAATATGTATTTGGTATTAAAAGCAATGCATATGGTGTTGTAGAAGGATCTTCTGCTGGTGTTTATAGTACAGGAAGGATTTTATTTGTTAAAACTTTATCTGGTAAGTTCCAATCTGGTGAGACAATCAGAGATGAGAGTGGCAATACTGTAAAAATTGCAAAAGACAATACAATCTCACATTTCATAGTTCAGAATAGAGGTTTAGGATACGCTGAAAGTGGTGTTACATTATTAATTAATGGTCTTGAATTTGATGCATCAAAAATTGCATTAGGTCAAACAATTGCAGGTAATATTTACAGTGCTACTGTTGCTAATAGAAATGCAGTAAATATTGAGTATGCACAACCACCAGCTGTAACTGTAAAGAATCCTGATGGTGCTGCTAATCCAGGTTCTGCAGCTGCTGTTGTACCTGTTCTATTCAGAAATACAGTAACTACATACACTCCACAGAATGTTAAATCTATAGGTTGTTCATATGGATCTGGTAATGCAAATAGTTTCTCTGCAGACGTTGTTGTAGATAGTCAAGAATATTCTGATATTAAAGCAGTTACAAGTTATACTTTCTTTGGTACACAAGGAACTAATTTTATTGAATCAACTAGTTTTAGTGCAGACGCATCTGTTTTATTGCAGCAAGGAGATCTTATACAATTCTCTGATAATACTAACAACCTAGTTCGTTCAGTAGTACAGTACGCAACAAAACAAGAAGGATCATCTAAATCTAGAATTTATCTAGATACAGCTCTTCCTGGTGATGTTACAAACACTAGTATTGTACGTTTACGTCCTAAAGTATCAAATACTAACTCTGGTACATTATTATTCCCAACTGGTAGTAAGCAAGTTTCTCAAGTTTCTGTTGGTGGTGATGATACAAAAATTAAGTATTACTTCCGTAGAGATTTTGTAACTACTGCTTCTTCTGGTGGTGGTACAATTACATTTGCTGCACAGTTACCATTTGGTACACAAAGATTTGCAGCTTTTAGTGAAAGTAATTTTGTTATTACTGTATTAGATCCAGGTGATGCTCCTAATATTGTTAAAGGAGATATTATCTATGTTGGTGAAGATTCTGTAGAGATTTCATCTGCTACTGATACATCTAGTGGTTTAACTTCTGGTAGTATTAGTTTACAATTAGCATCAACGTATTTTGGAACTATTCCTACCAATGGAACTTATCCTAAATTAAAACTTTCTGCAACTCTAGAAGTAACTAACGCAAAACCAAGACTTAAGACTGCTATAAGAAATAAGAGACTTATTATTGCTTCTGCTGGTGATCGTATTGTTCCATTTAGAGGAAGTGACTATGATAGTGAAGTAGTAGAAACTCTATCATACTCAGATGCATTTAAATTAAGATATGTTTATGAAGGAACTTCATCTCAACCACCTAATGTAGATTCTATAGGTAATTTAATTTCTGGAACTGATGTTAGCTCTAGATATACATTTGATAGTGGTCAGAGAGATACACTATATGATGTTTCTAGAATCGTTCTTAAACCAGGATTTGAACCTGCTACTGGTCAACTACTGATTGCATTTGATTATTTTGAACAATCTCAAGGAGATTTCTGTACTATTGATAGTTATCTACATGAAGCAGGTGTTCCAGAAGATGAAATTCCATCTTTCAACTCCTCAGTTCATGGTAACTTAGAACTTAAGAACGTAATTGATTTCAGACCTAAGGTAGATACTAGTGCTATTATTCCTGGTTTCCTCAACATTGCGTCTCTTGAGACTACTGCTGGATCATTTGCTGGTGCTGGTGCCGTGATTTCTAGCACTCCAGCTCCAGATTTGGGATTGGAGTATACATTCTCATTTAGTCAAATTCAATACTTAGATCGTATTGATGGTATCTTCTTAGATAAGAAAGGTAGTTTCGTAGTTAAAGAAGGTAATTCTTCATTAAATCCAACCAAACCAGATCCTATTGATGATGCTGTACCTCTTTTCTATGCATATATTCCTGCATTTACAAAGACAACTAAGGATGTAAGAATTACTCCAGTTGATAACCGCCGTTACACAATGCGTGATATCGGTAAGTTAGAGAAGCGTATTGAAAGACTTGAGTATTATACTACTCTTAGCATCCTAGAACAGCAAGCTCTTAATATGCAAGTTAAGGATGATATTGGTCTAGACAGATTTAAGTCTGGTTTCTTCGTTGATAATTTTGAAGCACATAAAGTTGGTAACTTACAATCTCTTGATTATAGATGTGCAGTGGACAGTCAGCAAAGTGTCCTACGTCCACAAGCAAAAGAAGATTCTATTAACTTAGAAGAAGTAAATGTGAGAGAAGATCAAAGATCTGTTTCTGGTTATAAAAAATCTGGAGATGTGGTAACGTTACCATATTCTCCACTATCTTTATTAGGAAATAGTTTTGCATCTAAAACCTTAAATCCAAACCCATTTGTTGTTCTTCAATATGTTGGTGATGGAGAAATTTCTCCGTCTGTAGATCATTGGTATGATCAAACAGAACAACCACTTGTAGTAGATACAAATACCGATCTCTTTAATATTTTCTTAGCAAAAGAAAATGTAAAGGAAAGTTTCTCAAGTCTCTACAATTCTTTTGTAGTTAACTGGGTTGGAACATCTTCTTCCTTTACTTCAATTAATTCTTTAGGTGGAATTAATTCTCAAATTGCATCTACTTCTGTAACATCAGCATCTGTTGGTAGTTCTTCTAATATCAGTCCTCAAAATAATGATGTAGGTAAAGGTGTGCAAACCAAGAGTGTTGGTGAAAATCAGGTTTCAACTTCTTTATCATTCTTTGCTAGAAGTATTCCTGTTAGGTATGTCGTAAGACGAATGAAGCCAAACACTAAACTTTATGTGTTCTTGGAAGGAAGAGATATTGCACGTTGGGTAAATCCAGATCTTAGATTCACAGGTATTGCTGGCAATTCTCCATCTGCATTTAATGGAGAAATTACAACTGATGAATATGGTAATGCTAGTGGTTTAATTATTGTTCCATCTGGATTACCACCATTAGAAAATGCAACATGGAGTGGAGATATTAATACTGTATCATATGATACATCTGCAGAAGAGGTTTCTGTAACATCAGGTGTACTAACATTTAGATTTACTTCTAGTTCTACTAATGCTTCTAAAGAAGAAGTTGATAGTTATACAGAAGTTAAGTATTATGCTACTGGTATTCTTCCAGAAAATCCTTCTAGTATTGTTTCTACAAAACCATCTTACTTCAAATCTAATGAAGGTGTTCAGTTAATTGAAAGCAATACTGATAATCCTATAAGACCCAATCCTCTTGCACAAACATTTAAAGTAGAAAATTTAGATGGTGGATGTTTTATAACAGGTGTTGATCTATTCTTTAGTAAGAAGAGTGATAATATTCCAGTTAAAGCTTATATTACCAATGTTGATGCAGAGAAACCTGCTAAGAACATTGTTCCTGGTTCTGAAAAGACTCTATCTCCAAATACTTCTCTTAAGTGTTCTGCTAGTGGAAACCTGTCAGTATATAAAGGAGAAAATGTAACTGGTGCATCTTCTGCTGCATCTGGTCCTATTCTTAAGATCTTTGATAAGAATAATGTAGAACTAGTAGCTACTTCTTCTGGTAAGTATAGTCTTACTAACGAGCAAGTTTATACTGTGGTTCTAAGTAACCATAATGGTAAATCTTTTGTTCAAAATGAAGATTTAATTATTCCATCTGTAACCCTTGCTAATGCAACCAATGCTACAGATTTAGTTCTGTCTATCGTAAAGGATAGTGGTAAAGTTTCTAAGATGAGAATTACTAATCCTGGTTTAAACTATGATAGTGCAATTCTTACAATTGAAAGTCCACAACTTCCTGGTGGTGCTACAGCAACTGCAAGTATTGAAGTTTCTGGTGGTAAGATTTATAATGCTGAAGTATCTCTTACTGGTTTTGGTTATACAGAAGCACCTTCTGTGGTAGTTAAAGGGGTTGGAAACGGAGCTGGTGGATGTGAAATCCAAACATTTATTGAAATTGATTCACCTGCTGTTGTGATGGGTGTATCAATTGATGCAGGTGAAGTTACAAACTCCACTACACCTACGCACTTTGCATTTGATTATCCAGTTTATTTACAAAACGATTATGAATATGCATTGGTAGTGGAAACTGATTCTACTGATTATCAACTTTGGGTTTCTGAATTAGGTGAAACGGATATTGCAACAAGCACTGTTATTACCACACAACCATCTCTAGGTTCTGTATACAAATCTCAGAATACTGAAAGTTGGACAGAAAATATTTTTGAAGATCTCAAATTTACTCTTTATAGAGCAGAATTTAATTTAACAAGACCAGCAGAACTTCTACTTAAAAATAATAGTCTTGGATATGAACTGTTGGATGCAAATCCAATTGAAACAAATGCAAGCTCTAATTCTGCTAGTACATCTGTACTATTCAAGAATAACAACGCAGTTCTTAAGGTAAATCACAGAGATCATGGTTTTGAAGATAGTGGAAATTCTTATGTGTTCTACAGAACTGGATTAGAAACAGGTGGTATTACTGCCTCTACTATTAATAGTAACTTATTCCAAGTTACTAACTCTGGAGTTGATTCTTATAATATTACTTCACCATCTCAAGCTGCAGGAAACTCTGTTGGTGGTGGTACTTCTGTATATGCAAGTTATAACAGAAAGTTTGAAACTTTATATCCTCAGATTCATTACCTATCATTTACAGGCACTGTTCTAGATGTTTCTGTAAAAACAACTAATGTTGTTCCTGTAGATTCTACAACTACCAATTATACTTCTTATTCTCAAACTGAATATGAAAAGACATTCTTGAATGAACCACATTACTTTACAAATCAGAAGATGATTGCTTCTGATATTAATGAAA